CCTTGATGACTGCTGGTCCAGCCTTAAATCGGGACAACACAGCAGGCTACAACTGTAGCTACCTGCCCGTAGATGACCCCAAGTCCTTCGATGAGGCTATGTTCATCCTGCTCTGTGGTACTGGTGTCGGCTTCTCTGTAGAACGTCAGTTCATCAGCAAGCTCCCAGAGATCCCTGAGTTGTTCGAGAGTGATACCACAATCGTAGTAAAGGATAGCAAAGAAGGTTGGGCTAAAGCTCTCCGTCAACTTATTGCCCTCCTGTACAGTGGTGAGATTGCTAAGTGGGATGTGTCTAAGGTACGCCCTGCAGGTGCTAAGCTTAAGACATTCGGTGGCCGTGCCTCTGGACCAGCACCACTGGTTGACCTGTTCAACTTCACTATCCGTACCTTCAAGGAAGCACAGGGCCGTAAGCTTAGCTCACTTGAGTGCCATGACATCATGTGTAAGATCGGTGAAGTAGTTGTTGTAGGCGGTGTACGTCGATCAGCTATGATCTCTCTGTCAAACCTGAGTGATGACCGTATGCGTCATGCTAAGTCAGGCTCATGGTGGGAGAATGATCCACAACGTGCCTTGGCTAACAACTCTGTAAGCTACACTGAGAAGCCTGACAGCCTGTCCTTCATGCGTGAGTGGATGGCCCTCGTAGAGTCAGGCTCAGGTGAACGTGGTATCTTCAACCGCCAAGCTTCTAAGGTACAGGCAGCTAAGAATGGTCGCCGTGATGCTGACTTTGAGTTCGGTACTAACCCATGCTCAGAGATCATCCTCCGTCCATACCAGTTCTGTAACCTTACTGAGGTTGTAGTACGAGCTACAGATACCATTGAAACTCTGGAACGTAAGGTTAGGTTGGCAACTATCCTTGGTACTATTCAGTCAAGCTTTACGAAGTTCCCGTACCTCCGTAAGATCTGGCAGAAGAACACAGAAGAAGAACGTCTCCTTGGTGTCAGCCTTACAGGCATCATGGACAACCCACTGATGACTACATCTAACAAAGGATTGGAGAAGACCCTTGAACATCTTAAAGCTATTGCCGTTAGTACGAACAGTGAGTGGGCTGAACGCCTTGGCATCCCTGTGTCTGCTGCTATCACTTGTGTCAAACCTTCTGGCACTGTCTCCCAACTTGTTGACTCTGCTAGTGGTATTCATGCTCGTCACTCAAAGTATTACATTCGCACTGTGCGTGGTGACAACAAAGACCCCCTGACACAGTTCATGAAAGATCAGGGTATCCCTAGTGAGCCTGATGTTATGAAGCCTGATCAGACTACAGTATTTAGCTTCCCTATGAAGTCGCCTAATGGTGCTGTAGTAACGTCTGACATGTCAGCTATTGAACAGTTGAAGATGTGGCTGGCTTACCAACGTGCATGGTGTGAACATAAACCTTCTGTGACTATCAACGTGAAGAAGGATGAGTGGTTTGCTGTAGGTGCATTTGTGTATGAGCACTTCGATGAGATGTCAGGTGTATCCTTCCTGCCCTACAACGAACACACATACCAGCAAGCACCGTACCAAGAGGTAGGTAAGTCAGACTATGCAACTCTGTTGTCTTGTATGCCTAAAGCTATTGACTGGTCTAAGCTGTCAGAGTATGAAGCTGAAGACAACACTGCAGGTAGTCAGACATTGGCATGTTCTGGTGATAGCTGTGAGATTGTGGACCTAACCTAATGTACATCATCATCACACGAGACCAATGTAACTTCTGTGATTCAGCAAAGGCCCTCCTAGAGGGGGCCTCCCTGCCCTACACCACCTACAACGTACAGAGTGGTAGTAGTAAATGGGTGTTGACTTTGCTCAAGCAAGCTGGGCATACTACAGTTCCACAAATCTTTAAGCCAGATGGTACATATGTAGGTGGCTACACAGAGCTAAGAGATATGATGGTAGCCAACTGCCCAAAGGAGTTCTAAACATGACAGCTAAACGACCTTTCAACAGGGCCTTGTATGAGGCTTATGATGAGCCTGCCCGTAATGCCTTGGTTGCCTACCTCGAAAGCAAGGGACATACAGTAGTCAACAACGAAGAGAACTACAATGTTGATGTAGTATCTCAGAAGGGTGGTCTCACCTACTACAATGAGGTTGAGGTTAAGACTGCATGGAAGGGTGACTGGCCTACACACTGGGCTGAGGTACGTCTACCTGAACGTAAGAAACGTCTGAAGGGTAAGCACACTGACGGTGTACTAAACTTCTACATCTTCCGTCCTGACTTCAAGCAGGCATGGCGCATCAAGGATACCCTGCTAACAGATGAAAGTCTCAAGGAAGCTAAGGGTCGTTACATCCACAAGGGTGAGAAGTTCTTCCACATCCCATACACATCAGCAGAGTTGATTAAACTATGAGTGATCTAGAACCCCCGAAGAAGCAATCTCGTACTCGACGGAAGACTACATACAAGGGTGCTGCAGCAAAGAAAACCTCAGGCCTAGTACCCCGTACTGACAAACAGAAAGAACTAATAGATGCACTTAAAGACAGCAGTCAGGTTTTTATCCTTGGGCCTGCGGGTACTGGGAAGACGTATGTTACTGCGACTTATGCTTCCGACCTCTACACGACGAAAGAAATTGATAAGATCGTCATCACAAGACCTCACGTTGCCGTAGGTAAGGAGCTAGGGTTCCTCAAAGGGGACTTGACAGAGAAGACAATGCCATGGGCCTTGCCTGTGCTAGACGTACTGGAGAAACATCTTGGTAAGGGAGCAGTTGAGACTGGCATTAAGAACGGTAACATTGAGATGGCCCCACTGGCCCTCATGCGTGGACGTAGCTTTGATAACGCCTTTATTATTGTAGACGAGACACAGAACATCACCACCCATGAGTTGAAGATGTTGTTGACACGAGTAGGTGAGGGTACAACTATCGTACTGAACGGTGACGTACAACAGTCAGACCTTAAGGAAGCTGATGGCCTGTCCAAGGTTATCCATCTAGCTAAGAAGCACATGCTCCCTGTACCAATCATTGAGTTTGGGGTTGAAGATATTGTGAGAAGTGATATATGTGCTCAATGGGTCAAGGTCTTTATGAAGGAGAAGTTATGACTGAGGATGTAGTAAATCAACCACCACACTACGGTAATGGTGAGATCGAATGTATCGACTACATGAAGGACAACATGGATCACATGATGTTCATGGGCTACCTCGAAGGTAATGCTAAGAAGTACATGCACCGATACCGATACAAGGGTAAGCCAGTAGAGGATCTACGTAAAGCCCGATGGTACTTAGACCGACTTATCTCTGAGATGGAAGGTGAACAGTAGACAAGCAAAAGCCCCCAAGGAGAAATCCAAGGGGGCTTATTTGTGTTTACTTCTTTTTCTTCTTGGCAGTCTTAGCTGCCTGCTTAAAGTTCTTGGCAGTGGGTGCTCCCTTACTACCTACCTTTCTCATCTTCTCGCCTGATCCCTCAGCTATCCGTTTCCGTTTAGCATGGATGTTTGCGTATAGTCCTTTAGCCATTACTTCTTCTTACCCTTCTTCTTGTAGCCAGAAGCCATGATAGCTTTACCTTGCTTCTCTGCTTGCTCTTTAGTTGGGTATACCTTACCTGAAGTACCCCAACGATAACCACCTTTTACTTTACGTACTGGCATTACCACTTAACCTTATCTGCCCAGTAGGCTGCACTCATCTTACCCTTCTTGATGTTCTTAGCATGGCGGGCCTTGAATGCTTTGTTGCGGGCAGATCCTTTAGGACTACCCTTCACACCCTGTTGACCAAACCTAATGATCTTCTCTTTACCACCCTCACAGGCCTTCACTACGTGAGACTTAGTGGCATGGTTCGGAGTACTCTTAGGTTTGTTGCATTTCATTTTCGACTTATCAAGCCTTTGAGCCATTGGCCTATACCTCTTCCTATCTCTTGCGGTGATGGGGCTAACCAGCCTGCTATCAACAACAACAAAAGCAAAGGATCTATCTCAGTATTGTTTGTTGTGCTGTTGTCTTGTGTTAGGTTTTCTACTGGACCTTCAGGTCTTAGCTGTGGTCTGATACTACGATCAATGTTTGTAGTAACACCCTGATTATTTTCCCTGCCAATCTGTGTGTTGGCTGCTACGTTCGGACCGCCCCCTGTCAGTAGACTTAGTGGACCCTTGCTGCAACTTACCGTAAGCATCAAGACCAAAAGCAGCAGTGACATACGAGAAGATAGGCCATACGAGTATCTCAATGATCTGTACATCTTTTACCTCTACAATATAGACTAACCAAACGATCAGTCCTATGGCCAACTCTCTCTTAAACGTCTTCATTTTTCCCTTGCCATACTATCAAGGATCATACGGATAGACTTTATATTCTCATCTATACGACCAAGAGTAATGGCTTGGCTCTGTACGATCTGCTCAAGGCCACTTGTACGTGTCTCAAGCCTTACCAATTCCTTTTGGTTGGAGTCTACGTCATTACGTAGTGTAGCTACAAACCAAATTAGAGCAATCGTCTGCATGATAATAGCAAAGATGAAGGTGATGGGGACACTCTTAGACAAGTGCCATTGATGATCTTGGCTCATTTCGGATACTTCTCCCAGTTAAGTTGGAAGTGTGGACCGTCAGGAAACTTAGCCCAGTCACCACCCCATTCCATGATAACACCTTCTTCTTTAGCTGCCTGCTTCATAGCATTAGCAATCTTGTGGTACAGGGGCCAGTCCCAACGGACTGTACCATCTACCCAAGCACCCAGATCCACTGCATGTCCTGTGAGGTGACGAGAGTTCATCGTTGTAGATGCACCCTTGGCTACCAACTCACGTTGACGAGAGACTGTACGAATACCCTCTAGAACTGTGAAGTCTACAGAAGAGATTTCAATAGCTCGTTTAACTACTTTGACTAGATC